AAAACTTGCCCAAGAGCTACCATCGTAAAATTGCAACACATTGGTATCTTTCAAATAACAAAACATACCCTCACTTGGACTTGATACGGCAGAATCGCGTGCAGAGCTATCAGCAAATACCATTATCACTTGTTCTTGTAGAAATGTGTTAAATTCTGTTGCGGTGATTAGATCACCAGTTGCGTATACTTTAAAACCTGCGCCTGCCATTATTACCTTTCCTTATGCGTAAGCAAATCGTGTTCCCTCACCTAGTTTAGCCTGTCCTAGAATCCATGCCGAAGAACCTGCTGGGCTTAATGTTAATGTCCAATTCCATGATTGTGCAAGTGCAGACACCTCATGAGTTATAGACTCAATTAACACCTCATCTTCAAACGATGAGCCATCTGGGTTTACAACCTTGACTTTAATTCTATCGCCAAACTCTCTACCAAGTGCTTGATTCCATATTAGCGTATTTTGTCTAGGATTTATTACTAATCTTTCAAATCTTTTTATAGGTGTAGAGGTTTCTGCAACCTTTTGTGAAACAATTGAGGCTACATTTGTATCAGAAATATTTATTGTTGTCTGTTGATTAACAAATGCACCATAAGATAAAACTGAATCTGTATCTGCAATATACTGGGTTGTTCCACCCTCTCTTTGCCATTCATAAATATTTATTATTTCTTCATCATCAAACGAAATACCAACATCTGTATAAGGTAAATTCGATCCGTCATTACTAAATGTTGCTTGTACATTTATTGCCTTTGTATTTGATAATCTATAATCCCTATTTCTAAAAGTTACCTTACCGTCAGAAGATATAAATAATTGCGCATTTTCAGCAGTTTCACACTCTTGTAATGCCGTCAAAACATTATCTGTTGATTGTTGTGTACCTACCTGTAATGTACCTGTATTTATATCTCTACGATCTGAAGGCCAACCAATTGCATTTAATATATTGGTTACTCTTGTACTTGATAATTCATTGGTATTTGGTGTAAAAGAAAGTCTTGTTGATTGACCAATTTCAGAAAATCCGGGCAGACCTAATCTAAAACCTCTTGCTTGAATATCACCCTGTCTAAATATTCTAAACGCGTCTGAGGCCGTAATTGTTACTACTGAATCATTACCATTTGCTGGGTAAGAAACTGGTATTTTATCTAAAAATCCCTCAAACATTCTATATGTTACTGAATCATAAACAGCAGATACCCTTACCCTCTTTAAAGGTTGTATCTTTGTTTTACCTGCCGATGAATCAAAATATGGCGAAGATGTGTTTGTTGGATTAAATCTATTATCTGCATTTGATAATAATAATGTTAATGTTCCTGCACCAAATTGACCTAATTCGTTAACCCTGCCTCTAGCAGTTGCAAATGATCTTACAAATGCTGATATATCTGTAAAAGATGGACTTGTATCAAATGGATTAGAATCAAATGCTACCTCTACTGTTAGTGTTACATTTGTATCAAAGGCAACACTCATAATATAACCTTTAGACCTCTTTTTTGTGCCTCTATAACTTTAATGGCAACATCATCTGGGTTAAATTCACCTTGTATATTATTTTGAATATTTAATATTGTTGTTACACCTGATCCACCATTAAATCTTGAATCAGATAAAACCCTTTGTGTTGCTGTTGTTTCAGTTGGTATAACAGGTGCTGAAGATGGTGAAACTGGTGGTATTATTGGTGGTGATGTACCACCTCCGCCACCTGTTGTAGCAGTTGGTGGTTTCATGTTCATAACTGCCATAATATCTTTATATATATCTGCCAATGTTTGACCTGTACTTTTGGCAATTGAATCTAATGCAGCCCGTAAATTATCAAATGCCTTTACATCTGAAATAGCCTTATCTAATTCTCTTTTAGCTTCTGCTATTCTTAATAAATGTTGTGGCTGTTTTAATTCTTGAAACTCTTTATTTGCTTGATTATATCTTTCTTGTGCGTCTTTAAGATCATTAAGTAACCTTATCTGTTCTTTCTCTGCTTGTTCTAATTCATTTTTTAATCTAATTACTTCTCTATCTTCACCTATTGCTTCTTGTCTTAATTGACCAAGTTGTTTCTCGGCAACAATTAATTCTTGTTTTTGTAATTCTGATTTATCCTCTATTTCAACTAATCTTTGAACAGCGGCTTCTTGTCTTAGAATTGCAAGTTTTTCTTCATCAGTAATTAATGTTGCATTCTTTCTTGCGTCTGCAAGTTTTTCTTCAATGCCTGTTATCTTCTCTTTTTGCCTTTGTAATCTACCCTCTACCTCAGTTACATTTTCATCAGCCTTTTTTCTTTTATCCAATAATCTTTCATTTTCTTTTAATATATCTTGGTAGTTTTGTTCTGCGTCTAACATTGCCGACAATGCACTTAACTGATTGTCCAACATTTCATCAGATAATTCTGTTACTGCATCAGTTTGTTCTTCTACCTGTTTTGTTGTGTCCATAAGAGAAACTGCCAACATATCTTGATCTACTGCATATCTTTCGGCATTTCTTCTGGCATCAATAAAACTTGGCATAGAATTATCAATAGAATCTTGTATAGCTCTTTGATTTATAACCATATTTTGCATTTGCTTTCCTAATCTTTGTTCACTTAATGCTCTTTCAAGATCATTGGTAGCACCTTGATAGTTTGCAATTACACCTACACCACCACCTAAGGCAGCATTTAATATTACAAGTTTTTTGGTTGATTCTTCAATTGTTTCTGGCAAATCATCTTCTTTTGAAAATCTTATAAATATATCTAATAATGTATTTAAGAAACCAATTGTATCTTCTAAAGCAGGTGCAAAATCTTCAATTAACAATTCACCCGCAACTGCAAATTTATCTCTTAGAATTTCGGCTTGACCTGCTAATGAGGCAATTTGTTTATCAGCCACCTCTTGTGTCGTACCACCTGAATCTCTTAATGCCTTTTCATATTCTCTTATTTGATCGCCAGCACCAGAAAGAATCTTTACTGCGTCTGCAACACCACGATTAAGTCCTAATTGATCTAATGTACTAGCCTTTAACTCATCAGACATTGGACCAAGAACTGCGTCAAGTTCTTCTACAATATCAGCAACATTTTTCATATTGCCCTCTGTATCAAACATATTTAAACCAAGTTTGGCAAATTCTTCACTATTCTTGGCAGTTGCTCTTGGAATATCTCTTAATACTTGGTTAAGTTTATCGCCTGCCTCTGCACCTTTAACACCTCTATCTGCAAAGGCGGCCAAAACTGCAACACCCTCTTCAATATCTTTATTAACTACCTTTAAGGCCGCACCTGCCTTTGTAGTTAATGCTTCTGAGAACTGTTGTACACTTGCGTTTGCCAATGTATTTGCCTTAACTAATACATCTGTAACCCTTGTTAAATTTTCTAAGTTTTTTTGTGCGTCTGAAACTGTAAGACCTAAGGCGGATTGTGCGTCAGTTGCTAGATCTGTTGCCAATGACATATCAAACATACCTGCTTGTGCAAAGGCGGCAACCTGTGGTAAAGCTGCAATGGATTGTGTTGCGTCAAGACCTGCTGATGCTAAGAAGAAAAACGATTCTGCGGCTTCTGTTGAAGAAATCCTAGTTGAAATTGCAACTTCTCTTGCAGCATCTGCCATTGCATGTTGTTGTGCAATCGTTGTGTTCATGATTGCCAATGATTGGTTTAATGCGTCTTCAAACTCTACAAATTGTTTTACTGCCTTAGATATGCCAACTGCCAATGTTGTAGCAAATGCAATACCTGCTAATTTGGCAACCTTACTTACCTTTGTTAGACCACCACCAAGACGATCCATTTGTTTATTAGCAAGTTCGGCACCTTTAGTAACAATACGAATAAATATATCTGCTACTGCCATTATCTTTTAGACCTTTGTTTATTCAATTCTGCCTCTTGCATTGCTTGTTGGTAATCTCGGCGTTTTTTCTCATATAGATAAAAACCTATCCACTGCTGATATTCTAGCACGGACATTGATTGTCGCATACTACCAACAGTCATACCTAGATCACGAGCTAATTTAAATTCAAATGTTAAATCAGAATCGTTTTCAAAATTGGTCGGCTAAATCGCCTGATCCCCCAATGCCATTTATATCATTTAATGCTACAAATATCTGATCGATAATTGTAGAATCTTTTTCATAAAGCATGTTGATTGCGTCATCATCAAGCTTTGGCTCTACCACAGAAACCTTTAACAGTTCTTTTTGGTAGTCAAATGCGTCTGTTTCCTCTGCATTGATAAGCCGACCTAATTTGATTTGTGTTGCTTTAGAAATGCCTTGTACCAAGATTGTTCTATCCCATTGAGGTATAAATACCTCTTCTTCAGGAACATTTGGTATTGACGCCAAATCTTCAAGCGTTAAGCGTTTTTTATTTTCACTCATTGTAAACCTAGTGTGTTCCTCTAGTTACTGCACCTGTTACTTGTAAATCGCCAGAAAATGCAACAACATCTCCTACTGGTGAAGAAATAGCATAGTTTGTCAAGATACATTCGCCAGTGTATTTGATTTTGCTAGAGGCAGTTCCCTCTGGACTATATTCAAATGACAATGTAGCGGATTGACCTACTACTGCACCAAATATTGCGTCTGCAGTTGCGTCCCAAACTCCACCAAGTGAAATTGTCGCATCTTTCAAACCTGCAATATAGGTTTTATTGCTTGCACCTAGAGTTGTTGTTTCAGCCACATCAGCTGTTTCTGGGAAGTCTACATTGTTTACATAAGTTGATATATCTGTAAGTGATCCTGACGCATTGTCAATCTTAAATACACTATCAGATCCATGCACGAATGCCATATTCTTCTCCTATCCTACTCTTCCAAAGCCAACTATCACATTAAAACTAGGATTAGTCCCAGTAATTGTGTAGTTAACTCTAAGGTATCTATTTATTGTTGTTCCACTCGCAACCTCACTAACTTGTGAACCTACGGCTGTGAAATTTGTAAATGTTACTAAATCAACATAGGTTGAATCATTTGTACTATGTTGTATTTTAACTGTTGCAGTTGGTGTAGATGTACCAGATACTGCTGTAACTATTGCAATTGCACCACCACCATTGGTAGTACCTGCACCATTATCGGTAGCAGTGGAATTACCTGTTGCAGTTATTGTTGCATTATCTAATACCAAGCCGTTAAATAAACCTGCATTGGCTTGTAAATCTAAAGATGTTCCAACAACCTCACCAACAGGCGAAGATTGACCATAATTGGTAACTACACCTGTTCCAAAGAAAATACTTTTACCGTCTGTAATTCCATCAGCACCAATACATATATCGGTATTTGTTGAAGATCCTAAAAATGGTTGAAGAATTGCGTCGGCAGTTGAATCAAACATACCAGTCATACTAATTGTACCGTCTTTATCACCTGATATAAAAGATTTGGCTGTACCACCAAATGCAGTTGTTTCTGTAACATCAGCAGTTCTTGTTATATCAACATTATTAAAATATTGACCAAAATCATTGTTATCTAAAAAGACTTTCGAATCTTTACCATGTACAAAGGCCATTAGTTCATACTCCTTGTACCTCTTCTTCTACGCCTTCTTCTGCTTCTATTAGATGATCGGCCACCACCGTAGCCACCTCTACCATATCCCATTATTCTTCCTCCGTTTCATACCAAGCTTCGTTTTCTGGTGTGTTTGGATCATCTGCAATATAATGACCTTTATCATTTCTTGCCCTCTTCATTGTTTTATTTAGGTCTGCCTTTTCGATTACACCCATTTTTTTTAAATCTTTAATTTCTTTTGATTTTAATTCTTCTTGTTTGACAATATCGCCAATCTCATATCTTTTTTCTTTGGTATCAAAACCTATTAAAACTTCATACATTATGCTATTACCTCTACTGTAAATTCCACACCTAAATAATCAATGTTATTTATAGTATACACGCCAACCTCTTTTGCTTCAATAACTCTACAAGAATTAGCTGATCCATCTAAGGTTATATCTGATTCTATTTGTGCTTTAACAGATGAAGATCCAGTACTTGCTAAATAAGATC